ACAGCAGAGCAACCCCTAAATAATACTAGATGTATAGTTAACTATAACTTGGGATGATGGTAGATTTTCACGCAACAATTAAATTAGTTACTGGTGAAGAAATCTTTGCACTCGTTTCAGTTGATAACTCAGAAGATGAACCAGTAGTCATAATGCAAAATCCTGTGGTAATGAAAGTTTTATCAACTGGTAGGGGTCAAATGATGAAGATAAGACCTTGGTTAGAAGTGCCTGGTGATGATGTTTATATAGTGAAGTATGATAAAGTGATTACTATGAGTGAGGTTAAGGATAAAATGATAATCTCAATGTATCAAACTTACTGTGATGAAGGTGACTTTGACTTTGGTTCCTTTGTAGACGATAGTATGAAAACAGACAAAAGGAATCAAGAAGTAACTAAAAAAATGGGATATATTTCTACTGTAGAGGATGCTCGTAAGAAGTTAGAAGATCTCTTTAAAGATACTTAAGCTACTTCCATCCCTCCAAACCTTACAAAGGTTATTGTACATGATTTGCACACACCTGTCAAGTATGTTATAATATAGTCATAGAAAGAGATCAAATGTAATGGTACGAAAGAAGTCAGAACACTACGTTAATAATCGAGAACTCTTGGAAGCACTTATTGTTTACAGAGCAAAGGTTGCTAATGCGAAAGAGAATGACTTACCCAAACCACGTATTACAAACTATCTTGGAGAGTGTTTCTTGAAAATAGCAACACACCTATCATATAAACCAAACTTTGTTAATTATATGTTCCGTGAGGATATGATATCTGATGGAATTGAAAACTGTGTTCAATACATTCATAACTTTGATCCTGAGAAGTCTAAGAATCCATTTGCATATTTTACACAGATTATACATTATGCGTTTCTTAGACGTATTCAAAAGGAAAAGAAGCAATTAGAAATTAAAACAAAGATAATTGAGAAGACTGGATTTGATGAAGTTATGGCGGTTGATGATAATTCATTAGCAGGTAGTAGTTCTGATTATAATACAATTAAAGATAACATTACATATAAGAATAATAACAGATGAAAGTTGCGATCATTACTGATCAGCATTTTGGTGCCCGAAAGAGTTCTAAGATACTGCATGATTACTATGGAAAATTCTATCAAGATGTATTCTTTCCATATTTGAAGGAGAATAATATCAAGACTTTGATTGATATGGGTGATACCTTTGATAATCGAAGAACTATTGATTTATGGGCGATAGATTGGGCAAGAAATAATTATTATGATATTCTTCATGATATGGGTATTCAGATTCATACTGTGGTTGGAAATCATACAGCATATTATAAAGATACAAATGAGATTAATACCATTGATTTATTGTTGAAACAGTATGATAATATTACAACCTATGCTGAGACAGAGGAAATTAAGTTAGGTAATCTCAGTGTCTTACTAATACCTTGGATTAACTCAGAGAATGAGGAAACTTCATTTGATGCGATCAAAAGTAGTAAATCAAAAGTTGCTATGGGTCATTTGGAGTTGAACGGATTTAGAGCACATCGTGGTCATGTGATGGAAGATGGTATGGACATTGATATCTTTGATAAGTTTGATAAGGTATATTCTGGTCATTATCATACAAGATCTGATAATGGGAAAATATATTACTTAGGTAATCCATATGAGATGTTCTGGAATGATGTGAATGATCCTAGAGGATTTACTATATTTGATACAAATACAACTGATCATTTTCATGTAGATAATCCATATAGAATGTTTTATAACGTATACTATGAGGATACACCACATCAATTGTTTGATGCTAGTGAATATAAGGATAAAATAGTAAAGGTAATTGTTCGCAAGAAAACTGAACAAAAGAAATTTGAAAAGTTTCTAGATAAATTATATTCAGTAGGAGTTCATGAGTTAAAGATTGTAGAAAACTTTGCGATACAGGAGAGTGAGGAGTTTGAAGTAGAGGAAACTGAGAATACAATATCAATTTTGAATAGATATATTGATGAGAGTGATATGGATTGTGATAAATCCGTAGTTAAAGGTATTTTACAGAAGATATATTCGGAAGCCTGTGAGGTAGAGTAATGTTTATCTTAGCGAGTAAAAACAGTGCGGAGCAAGGTGCTTACGCAGTGGAAAATCAGGAGGGTGAAAATGTTTTGTTCTTCTTTGAAGAGGAGGATGATGCAGATAGATACGCTATGTTGTTGATGGCAGATGAAGATCGCTCTTTATCTGTAGTTGAAATTGAAGAAGGACTTGCAATTCGTACGTGTAAGATGTATAATTATAGATATGCAGTGATAAAACCTGAAGACATTGTTATACCTCCCAATAAATTAGATGATAACCTTTCAAAAGATTAAATAGAAAAATCTTCTTTCCACAGGAAACCATTGGACAGAAGTTGATTTTCAGAGTAGTCCTACCAATCTTGTGATTGGGACAAATGGTGCTGGAAAGTCTACTATCTTAGACGCACTTACTTTTGTTCTTTTCAATAAACCATTTCGTAAAGTTAATAAATCACAATTAGTAAATGCAATTAATGAGAGGGAGTGTCAAGTAGAAATAGATTTTAATATTAATACAAAACAATACAAGGTTCAAAGAGGTATCAAACCAAGTATATTCAACATAACAGTTGATGGTGTTGAACTTCATAAAGAGGCAGATGACCGTGCTATGCAGAAGATACTAGAGCAAGGCATACTGAAACTGAATTATAAATCTTTTACTCAGATAGTTATATTAGGTAGTAGTTCTTTTGTTCCTTTTATGCAACTATCTTCACCTAATCGAAGAGAGGTGATAGAGGATCTACTGGACATACGCATATTCTCTGCGATGAATAACTTGATCAAGGATAGAATACGTGAAAAGAAAAATAATATTAAGTCTTTAGACCTTAAGAGAGATAATATTAAGGATAAAATGAACATGCAACAGAAGTTTATTACTGAACTTGAAGACATGGGAAAACAGAATATAGAGAAAAATAAAGGTAATATTAATACATTGATTGCAGAATCAGATCAGTATGTGATGGATAATGAAAATATAGAAAAAACAGTAGTAAAGAGAACTGAAGAGCAAAGTAAACTCATTGGATCAGGTGAGAAGTTAGCAACTCTTAACAATTTGAAAGGTAAAATATCCAATAAAGTATCAACCCTTACTAAGGAACATAAGTTCTTTACTGATAATGTATCATGCCCTACATGTACCCAACCTATAGAAGAATCATTCAGATTAAATAGAATTAATGACGTTCAAACTAAAGCGAAGGAACTTAAGAAGGGTTACGAAGACCTTGAAAAGACTATCAAAAAAGAGCAAAACCGAGAGCGTCACTTCAACAAATTATCAAAGGAGATTACCAAACTCAACCATGACATTTCTCAGAACAACACTAGGATTAATCTCAACCAGAAACAAATCCGAAACCTTGAATCTGAAATTCAAACACTTACCAGTCAACTTAAAAACAGAAATACTGAACATGAGAAATTAAAAGAGTTTAAAGGAAATCTCGACAAAACTACCGAAGAGTTATCAATACAAAAGGAAGACATACAATACCATGACTTTGCATATTCACTGTTAAAAGACGATGGGGTGAAGACAAAGATCATTAAAAAATATCTTCCATTCATAAATCAACAAGTGAATCGCTTTCTTCAAAAGATGGAGTTTTATATCAACTTCCAACTTGATGAAGCATTTAGTGAAACAATTCAATCACCACTACATGAGGATTTTACTTATAGTTCATTTAGTGAAGGTGAGAAGATGAGAATTGACCTAGCACTTTTATTCACTTGGAGAGAAGTTGCGAGAGTAAAGAACTCAGTCAATACTAATTTATTGATTATGGATGAGGTATTTGATAGTTCACTAGATACTTTTGGTACTGATGATTTCCTTAAAATCATAAGATTTATAATTAAAGATGCGAATACCTTTGTAATATCACATAAGATTGATATGCAGGACAAGTTTGAAAATGTCTTGAAATTTGATAAAGTAAAAGGATTCTCTCAAATAGTGACATGAACACACCTAACTGGCAACACAATTCTGGTAAGTTCCAGAAAAGAAAATTAAAACCACAAGCGTTACGTCAAGCAAAGAAAAGACGCAACCAGTTGATAAAGTGTCTACTCAACCGTCCCAAGGGGCGGTTTCGTCATTATAATAGATGTATAAGATAATTAAGCACATGACTGTAAGACACGAAGTAAAAGGACAACTCGCTAAGTTACTAGCAACAGAAGATCTCATAGTAGAGAGCAAGAAGGTTGAGACTGCATGTTTCAATGTACACACTCGTGTTCTTACACTACCAATGTGGGATAAGGCAAGCAACAACGTATATGATGCACTTGTAGGTCATGAGGTTGGTCACGCACTATTCACACCTGATAGCAACTGGTTTGAAGAGATAGACATACCGATGGGTATTGTGAATGTTGTAGAGGATGCTCGCATCGAAAAGATGATGAAGAGAAAGTATGCAGGACTATCAAAGACTTTCTACTCAGGTTATCATGAGTTAAGTGATTCAGATTTCTTCAAGATTCAAGGTAAGAACTTAAATACATTCAACTTTGCTGACCGTGTGAACCTATACTACAAGATTGGTAACTACAATGATATTCCCCTCAAGAATGATCGTGAGAAGGAATTACTTTCTATGGTTGGTGCTACAGAAACATTTGAAGATGTGCTTGATGTTTCTAAGTTACTTCATGAGTATTGTAAGCAAGAGATAGAAGATATGAAGAAAGAGTTAGAGCAGAAGATGGAAGAAGAGGAGCAAGCACAAATGTTTGGTGGATCAGGTAGTGGACTTGGTGGTTCAAGTGATGAGAGTTCTGATGAAGAAATAAATAACGATACACAATATCAGGTAGTAGATGCAGAAGAAGAAGACGATGAGTCCGACTTTGAAGATCAACCTTCATCAAATATTTCTATATCTCAGATCCCTGCAGCGGAGTTGGATGCAGCAATACAAAAAATTGAAGGAGGAGAAGGAGGAATAGAGATTAGTTCTGCAACTGCATTAGATAGATCAATACAAAATCTAAACAAATCTGATTCCGTCCAGAACGAATACTTTGAATTACCTCAAGTTAACACTGGTCATATCATTATAGATAATGCTCACATTCACAAGTGCATAGAAATTGAGTGGAGCGAACAGATTAAAAATAAAAAAACACATCAGTATCTTGAGTCGGAATATGATCCTTCAAAATACGTTATTGAATCTCTTAATGATGCAAAAAAAGACTTTAAAGATTTCAAGAAGTCTGCACAGAAAGAAGTCAACTATCTTGTAAAAGAGTTTGAGATGAAGAAGTCAGCATCTGCATATGCTCGTGCTGCTACATCAAGGACAGGA